AATTTGGCTAAATACTGGCAACTACTAGGAAACTCAGATGAAACTAAACGAACTGGCCGTAACACGCCCTACACAACAAATCGCTAAAGTATTCGAAGGTCATTTTGATCAACAAGTACAATTTGATTCGCTGAATCGCAAGCAATTGCACAACATGTATCGTCAGGTACGTGGTGTGTTGAGCGAAGTGCGTTCCAGCCCTGCTCGCCATAACAGCGAGAAGAATCCTTCTTATCTCAAGCTCATGATGATGGAACAAGCATTAGCTGAAAAGATCTACGAAGATGAAATGGCTGCTGCAACCCCTGGCGTTAATCCTCAACAGGCTGCTGCTATGGCTGCAAAGCAAAAAATGGATCAGAAAGATCAAGTACAAAAAGAGCTCGAGGCCGCCAAAAAACAAGTAGTTGATCTTCAGAATCAACTCAATGATATCAACACAACCACCACAGTTCAAGAATGGCGTCGCCGTGCTCGAGCCAATGGTTACTACCTAAGTGAAGGTGAAGTACAGCAGGCCCAGGTGGTATTGGCTGCACAAGACATGGTTGATAAGATGCAAAGCATGATTGAAGACAGCACCGAGATGCAATTTAAAGAATTGCCGGCCTTGGTCGATTCGATCAAGAATCAAATTGGTCCTGATCAAGCAGCTCAATTTAACAATGATGCACAAGCAGCACTGAGTGGCCTGGTACAAAACCTACAAGGCAGCAAGCAGCAATTAGAACAAGCCTTGGGTGTGGTCACTGGTCAAGCACCCACTCCTGGTGCAGATATGGGCATGACTCCACCTGGTGGTGATATGGGACTAGCAGGTGCAGCACCAGAGGGTGAAGTTGAAATGGCAGCTGAATTACCTGTTCCTGAAGAACCAGGTGCAGTAGCACCAGCAGCAGCGTTAGGTCGCGGACGCAGATAATGCGAATCACGGAAGTAGAAGCCGACAACACAGCAGACAGACTCATGGCCTTGGCCCAGTTTGCTGTGGGTCGCGCCGAAGATACTTCTGCCAAAATGCAAATGCCGGTGCAGGCATTTATTAAACGAGCACAGAGCATGGGCATTGATATTGATCCGGATACGTTACAAAGTCTAGTTGGTCAACCCCCACTCAACGGCATATTCAATCCCATGGAACCTGATGCCACTGAACTCACATTCAAAGGTAATGACCAGGCTGGTCCTGTGACCATGCCAGTAAACCAAGCACAAGACATTGTGGCAGCTGCCGCACAATCTGCACTGAAAAAGAACCGCGACATCTGACCCAATCAGATTGACACAGCACAATAAATAGTGTAACATACACTAAAGGAAACACACCATGGCCTATTCTCCGCAGTTGATCGATCACTATGAGAACCCACGAAATGTGGGAAGCTTCGCCAAGGACGACGACGATGTTGGAACCGGCATGGTAGGAGCACCTGCATGTGGTGATGTAATGAAACTTCAGATCAAGGTAAAAGATGGCATCATCACAGACGCAAGATTCAAAACCTATGGATGCGGCAGTGCTATTGCGAGCAGTAGTCTTGTTACCGAGTGGGTTAAAGGTAGGTCACTGGACGAGGCCGCAGCTCTTAAAAATTCAGAGATTGCTCAAGAACTCGCGCTGCCACCGGTCAAAATCCATTGTAGCATCCTTGCTGAAGACGCCATCAAGGCCGCAGTAGCAGATTACCGTAACAGGCATGATCTCGTTAACTGATACTGCCCGAAACAAAATTCAACGACTGTTAGAAAAACGTGGTGGTGTGGGCATTCGATTGGCTGTGAAAACTACAGGTTGCTCTGGATTGGCTTATGTGTTAGAATACATTGATGAACACACTGGCGATGATACCACAATAAACTATGCTCAACCTGGGTTTTCTGTGATAGTGGACAAACGACACGAAGTATATCTTTCAGGTATGACCGTGGACTATGTGCGCCAAGGACTCAACGAAGGATTTGAATTCTCAAATCCCAACGAGCGAGATCGCTGCGGATGTGGAGAAAGTTTTAGAGTTTAATTTGTATAATCCAAAATTTAATTATCAACCCATTCCTAAAGTCACAATAGAAGGTAAACGATTCTATGCCACACCCGATGGCAACAAATTACCAAGTGTGACCACAATCTTAGACAAGACCAAGAGTGAAGAGAGCAAAGCGGCACTACACAATTGGAGACGTGCTGTGGGAGTGGAAAAGGCACAACAGATCACAACCGAAGCTGCCAACCGTGGCACAAGGATGCATACCTATCTTGAGGACTACGTAAAAACTGGACAGATCAAAGAGCGCGGAACTAATCCTTTTTCATGGTCAAGTCACGAAATGGCCAAGACTGTGATTGCCGACGGATTAAAAAATGTAACTGAATTTTGGGGTATAGAAGTCCCGCTGTACTTTTCCAAGATCTATGCAGGTACCACAGACGGTGCTGGTATACATCTCAATGAAGAATCAATCTTGGATTACAAGCAAACCAACAAGCCCAAAAAACGCGAATGGATTGATGATTATTTTGTGCAATTGTGCGCCTATGCAGAAGCACATAATGAATTGTATGGCACAAAAATACGCAAAGGCGTGATCCTAATGTGTGTTAAACCTGATGTTGATGCAAATCACAATCTCATCTCTAAACCTAAATATCAAGAGTTTGTGTTAGAGGGTACAGAATACGATCGCTACCGTGATCTATGGTGGCGCAAAGTAGAAGAATACTATACCAAGCACATCTAGCCTGCCAGGCTGATTCTGGCTAAATACAGCACAGAATTAGGACTCCCATGGCAATAGTTCAAGTATCAAGAATCACAAACCGTAAAGGTCTCGCAGAAAATCTGCCGCAATTGGCCGGCGCTGAATTAGGCTGGGCCACTGATGAACGTAGATTGTTCATTGGCAATGGCACACTGCAAGATGGTGCTCCTGTGATAGGCAACACAGAAATACTCACAGAATTTTCTGATTTCTTATTGGTGGATGGCGCTTACACATACAAAGGTGCTGCTGCTGGATATACAGTGCAAACTGGTGCCACATCTGGCAGTCCTGTGAGTTTGAATCTACAGAGTTGGCTAGATCAATTTGCCAGTGTGTTGGACTTTGGTGCAGTAGGCGATGGCATCACAGATGACACTGAGGCCATAAATCGTGCATTGTATCAACTGTACTGTAGAGAAGTCAATCCGCAAATTCGCAGATCATTGTTCTTCCCAGCAGGGAGATATCTAATTACAGAATCTATCATTATTCCACCCTATGCCATGCTGTACGGAGAAGGTATAAATTCCAGTGTTATTGTGATGGACAACAACAGCCCCACTTCCACACTGAGTTCTTATGTGGCCAGATTTGGTGACAGTTTACAACAAACCGGAGTGAACATTGGTAACAATGGTGCCACACCGCCCACTGATATCACCATCACCAACATGGGATTTGCCAGCAATGCACTGATAGATGTGTTTCTGATTGAAGATGCTTCGCAATGCACATTTACAGATGTGAGTTTCTTGGGCACATTGGACCAGGCCGATGTGGTTGACTCGTTGGATAACATTGCCTGTGTGCATTTTGCATCCACTGCCAGTTTGGTATGTAACAATATCACTTTCCGCAGATGTACTTTTGGAGGCACCACCTGGGCAGTAGAAACTGCCAACCAAGTGCAGGGTGTGTTGATAACTGAAAGCACATTTGACACACTGTATCAAGGTATCCTATTAGGAGATCCAGCACCCATAAATGGTGGCCCTACTGGATTCCGTATTCTAGGCAATGTATTTGACAATATCTATGCTGAAGGCATTGTCATTGCTGCCAGCACACAGATGAATGCCACTGGCTACAACATGTTTTATGATGTGGGCAATCATTTCAATGGTACCACTGCACCTTCCACTGCTGTTATTAACTTTATAGGAGATAACAATGTCAGCATCGGAGACATGTTCCAACGCACCACGGCCTACTCAGGTACTTGGCCAAGAATCAACATACATCAAGGACTTAACATAGCATTTGATGGCGCTACCCAAACTCAGCAAGGTACATATATTCGCCAAACTGGAATTACGTCCACAGTGGCAAACAACACAACCAATCAGGTGATTTTGACTTTTCTTGCTTCAGCCACACGAGCAGTGCAAATCAATTATACCATAGTCAGAGACACAGCCACGCGCACCGGTGTCTACACTATTGTGGCTGGTACAGACAATGCTGGTACCGGATTGGCCAGCAACGACGCTGGCTTTCAAAATGCTGCAACTGGCGTGACGTTTGGCGTGCAAGAAATAGCCGGACAGGTCAGTTGGTTGGCTACTACCACTAACACTGGTATTGCAGCCATTTTAAATTATTCTGTAACTCAACTTGCCTGATGTGGTGTTCAACCTTTGAACAACGTCTAGAGGCGTGGACGGCTCTGCGAGATAGTGTTCGCGATCTCGACAAACCCATGGCATTGAAAGAAATCAACAGTTGGTGGCAACGCACTCCTTGGCGTGCGTATCATCTGCACTGGGACGATCGAACAGATTGGCCCGACCCATGGCAACTTTTGAGCGATAATATCTATTGTGATCTTGCTCGCGGGCTAGGAATCCTGTATACTATCACTGTGCTGGATCGTGATGATATACAAGATGCTGTGTTGGTAGAGACCGAACAAGGCAATTTAGTCCAAGTTCAAGGTGGAAAATATATATTGAATTGGGGTCGTGACCTTGGCTTAAATACCAACCTCCAACAAAGCAAACATCACGTCGCACAGAGCGAAGTAAAACAACAACTATATTGAGCAGAAATGACACAGATCACAGTTATCAAACGCAACGGTAGAAAAGAGACGTTGGCACTAGAAAAATGGCAGACACAGATTGCCAAGGTATGTTCAGGTATAGCAGACGTAAGTCAAAGCATGGTAGAGATCAAAGCACAGATGCATTTCTACGATGGAATCACAACCAAGGAGATTGATGGTATCACACTCAGAGCCATTGTGGATCTCATTGATGTAGAATCTAATCCTGATGTAGGACATACCAACTACCAATACGTGGCCGGCAAACAACGCCTATCAATGCTACGCAAAGACGTATATGGCAGTTACGATCCTCCTCACCTTTATGATATAGTTAAGAAGAATGTGGCCACGGGTCTTTATACTCCTGAACTGTTAGAGTGGTACAGCGAGGACGACTGGAATCGCATGCAGGACATGATCGATCATGACAAGGATGAAAATCTCAGTTATGCTGCTATTGAGCAGTTGATTGAAAAATATCTTGTTAAAAATCGTGCTACTAAGGAAACATATGAAACACCTCAAGTTCGTTACATGGTTGCAGCGGCCACAGTGTTCCATAAGGAAGAGCCCAACACAGCCAGGATGCGGTATATCAAGGAATACTACAATGCAGCCAGTGATGGTCTGTTTACACTCGCTACCCCTGTGTTGGCTGGATTGGGAACACCTACCAAGCAATTCAGTTCTTGCGTTCTTATCCGTAGTGATGATGACTTGGATAGCATTTTTGCCTCGGGAGAAATGATGGCCAAGTATGCCAGCAAGCGTGCCGGCATTGGTCTTGAGATTGGCAGGTTGCGGCCATTAGGATCGCCTATCCGTGGTGGAGAAATCATGCATACCGGCATGATACCTTTTTTGAAGAAGTGGTTCGGTGACTTACGCTCGTGCTCACAAGGAGGTATCCGCAATGCAAGTGCTACTGTTTTTTATCCTATTTGGCATCATCAGTTTGATGATCTTATTGTTCTCAAGAACAATCAAGGCACAGAAGAAACCCGTGTTCGACACATGGATTATGGTGTGGTTCTATCCGCATTTTTCTGGCGGCGTTTCAAGAACAAAGAAAACATAACATTCTTTGACCCTAACGAGGTTCCTGACTTATATGAAGCATTTTATAAAAATACTGCACTGTTTGAAGAACTTTACTGCAAATATGAAAAGCAGAAAGGCCTGCGTAAGAAGACGATGGCTG